GTCTGGTCGGGGATATTGAACGTGCCCTTGTATCTCCAGACGTACATCTCGTCACCGTTGGTCTTCTTTGTCTTGTAGCCGATAGCATAATATTTGACGGTGCGCGGGCCCTCAACGATAGCCCCGGCGGTGTCGTCATAATACTGCCCGGTGATTTCAGCCAGCACGTCAAGCGGGATCGCGGACGCGCTGATCGTCACGGTGTCGGAAGACGTGTTGCTCACCACGACAGCAGGAATGTTATCATAGTAGTGTGCTTCGTTGCTGGAGTCCGTCGTTTTGGACAGTTCAGCCACGCCAGCGATCGCAAACACGTTCCCGGTGGAATATCCTGCCGAGTTGTCGTCGTTCAGCACTTCAGCACATACAAGACCTTCGATGCCGCGATACTCGACGATTTCCTGAAGGTTTCTACTCGGAGTCGCCATTTTGCTCTTTTTCCTCGTTTCTTTCGATAATCAGGGCGTTGATACCGCGCCCCGTGTGTGTGATCTCATCGGACAGAACGTCATAGCCCTTGCCCGGTACAATAAATCCGTTTTGTTTCAGCAGTTCAGCCGCCTGCCATAGCACGGTGTTGACGATCGTAGGATCATCGGCGTAGAAGTTCACGTCGAAGTCCCAGACCCAGTCGATAACGCGGTTGTCATAGTGCGAACGGTCGGGCGTGCTGTTGTTCCAGTAGGTGAAAAACGCGGGGGGATAGCCCTTCGCCGGGTTCAACGAGCCCTGCAGGAAGACAGGATATTTGAACGTCGACAGCAGGTCGATCAATTTTTGTTTCATTTTTCCAGTTCCTCCAGAGCCTTCAGGTAAACGGCTTTCTGCGCCGCCGCGATCTCTCCGCTTTGCCCGAAGAATGCGTCGTACATTTTCTGCGATTTCATATAATACGGTGTCCCATACATCATAAAGATCGTAGGTAAACCGCCCTTCTTGATATCGAAGCCAACGTGCGCGATTATCTCCGTACCCTTCTTCTCGATAACAGGTTCTTTCCGAAGGGCTTTTTCAGCCGTTCCCCGGCTGTACTTGCCCCCTGCGGGAAGGTTCGCTTTCTGGACAGCCTCCAGCGCGGCCTTGTAGACGATATCGTTCGTCGCCAGTAGAGCGTCCGTCGCTATCTGCTCCGCGTCCGCGCCGAGTTTGTTCAATTTTGCCCGCAGTTCCTCAAAGCCTGCGAACTCGATACCAGCCTTGCTCACGGTTGCCCCTTTATCCTTCGTACTTTGAACTTCAGCCATTGATGCCGCAATTCTATGTCTTCAGGCTCGCCCATAACCTCATAAACCTTGTCTGTGCCGATCACTCCGATTCGGCAATCCGAAGTCAGGTCAGGACGATACCACGTTTCGACCACCGCCGTGTCCTCAACAGACAGCACCCCGTTTACGTCGCGCTCACTGCCGCCGAACGAGCGAAAACTCCCATTGATCCGGGTGCCGCTGTCATAGGTCTTGCCAGCCACTCCCAGCGTGGAAGTATACACGGGCTTGAACAGCCGGAGCGCGACGTTGAACGGGCTTGCAGGTTTGTACATCAGGCCAGTTCGGGAGTGATCTGCGAAACGGTCACGGTGCCGCTACGGCAAACCGCGTTGTACAGGGTCACGCCGTCGGCCTTGATAGGATCAGTTTCTGCCAGCACGCCGTTGACCTTGATACCATCGAAGTCATAGGCCGCGCACAGGATAACGCTACCATCGTCCGTGAAGTTCAGGCTTTTGACTGGCTGATTTGCCAGATAAGAGCCAGGCACGGAAACGGTGAAGTTGCCCTCCACATCATCAGCCGCCAGCAGATCAAACTGGGTCTGATTCATAAACATAACCGTTGCAATGAGAGTCAGGTAGTCGATCCGGGTGATCGGAACGATTCTGTCATAATTTACCATTGTTCCACCTCATTTGTAGGATAATTGAGAAGCCCGCTGAATGAAATAATCAGACAGTTTCCCTTCGCCGTCGCCATAATTCCAAAGATCAGCGACACCACGGGCGACGACCCCGGTCGTGATGTTCGCGTCCTTCACGCCCGCATCACACAGAAACGAAAGCACTTCCTGATAATACTCGGACAGGGTTTCGTCCTGATATTCGCCCGTGATGCCGAGCGCTGTTTTAACGTCTGTAAGTGTAGTCATAGATCATATTTGATGTCTGCACAGATGTTGGTCAGCATTTACTGCTCCTTTTACGTGGTCGCTTCTGCAATAGTAATCGTATCAGTTACAGACAGGTTTCCTCTGGTCGTAATGACTTCCAGCGCCCAACGCCCATTTCTGATCTTCGCAAGATTCACGGTCGTTCCGGAACTGTTGGCGGTCGCCGTCAAATTGAGCGTGGCATATCCGGTAAAATCAAGTATGCAGTTTATTTTATACTTGTTCTCTGTAAGCTCAAACTCAAGCAACGCATTAACTGATGCCTGTCCGCCATTTGCGGCAACAGTCTTGTTTTCATATCCAAGCGGATAGTAGTAGCCAGCAATCGTATCATTTGAAAAACTTTTGAACGTGAGCGGCCTGCTTGCATTATTGACGATTGTAATAGTTCCGTAAGTATTTCCCGGAACAGTCACTTTTACAGATGCTTTTTCCGTCACATCATAGGTTCCATTTGTTGAAACATTAAGCTGTCCAGTTGACGGATTCGGAACATTCACGTCCGCCGTCGCATACTGTGCCACGTCGATATCGTTGCCGTTTGCCGTAATGCTGATAGAACCTTCAGGCTTGCTCCCGATATTGTCTGCCACTGCCGCGATATTCTCCAGCGCCTCCGGGATCGTTTCCGCGCTCCCCTCGCCCTGATAATTCTCCGCGATAGCGTTCAGCACAGCCACGTTTTTGTCAGGCACATCAGCGACGTCGATTTCCAGCGCGGTCGCCAGTTCCTTCAAGGCTTTAGGATTTGTCATAACGACACCCCCTTTATCAGCCTTTTACAATCAGCCAGAAGCCGTTCGGGTTCAGCACCTTGCCGTCGACGACCACGATCGCTTTGTCGACCCACTCGTTCGTCTCTTCGTCGAAGTACCGACGCATAGTGAAGCCGAAGTTCTCGTTGATCGCGTATTCCTGCGGCTGCCAGTAAATGCCGATGACATCGTTCGCGGACGCGCTGTCGAAGTCAGGCAGGATATCGGGCTCGACGAGGGAAATGTCCCTGCCGAAGAACCGACCGTTCGGGTTCACAGCGTCGCCGTCGTTCACTTCCAGCCCGGTCGCCTGACGGAAGATCGGGTTGTTGTTGCTGTCTGCCATAGTCTCCAGATAAGCGTCGACCGTGGCCATCGGGAAGATGAACTCGCCGTCGCGATAGCCCAGCGGCAGTTTAGCGAAGAAGTTCTTGCGCCACTCCGTCCAGTCGCTGATCTGCGCGGCGGTCATAGTCACGACGTTGTTCGTGGCCAGCACGCGAGGATCATTCAGGATACCGAGCATCTGGCCGTTGCCCGTGCCGTTGACGATGCCGTAATCCATAGCCTGAAGATACGCGATCGCGATAACCTCGGCGATCTTCGTTTCGAAGTCGTCAATGGTCAGCAGGTTCGCAAGGAAGGTCTGGCTGATACGAATCTCGGCGGTGTGATACTGGAAGGAAATTTTGCCCAGCGCGTCCAGTTTCTGACGCGGGGAAACGGTGCTTTCGTTGATCCAGCGGAAGGTCGCTTTCAGAGCGCCGATAGGATATTCGACGCCGCCCTGCATAGCAGTTTTGCGAACCTTGCTGTACAGGTTGCCGTAGCGCTTGCGAACGGTGTTGATAACCTCCCGCATAATGGTCAGCGGGATCGCAGGCTCAGTGTCGGCGGTGCTGGTAGTCGCACGCAGTTCAGGCAGGATCTTGCCGCTCTTGACGTAGGTCATGAACGCTTTGCGGTATTCCATCGTTTCCAGAGGGTTCTCATCACGCTTTTCGGGCGTGGTAACGAACGCGCCCAGAATGGAACCGTTCACAGGCGCCGCCGCCTTCTCGGAACGTTCTTCTTTGATCGCGTCCAGTTCTTCGCGGATATCCGCGATATCTTCGTTCAGTTCGGCCAGCGTGGCGTTGATAGCGCGTACTTCCTCGGCGCTATTGCTTTCCAGAGCCTTGCTGGTCAGAGCGGTTTTGCGGCCTTCAAGACGCGCCAGCCGCTTCTCGAGTACTTCTTTACGCATTGTAAAGTCCTCCAAGCAGTTTTGTTTTTTCTTTCAGCAGTTCAACGCTATCCAGCGCGGCGCGGGCTTTATCCAAAGCCGTACGGGCGTTCTCCAATGCCTCTTTGCCTCTTGCCTGTATGTCCGTCGCCTCGTACGCGGGAAACGTACAGGCGCTGACTTCCACCACAGACCCGATGTCGGTGATCTTCCTCGTCGGGTGTTCGCTGTCGAGATCTTCCCACTCCTCGCCCCGGACGGAGAACATGAAACTCATGCCCGTTATGTCCCCGCGGGACACCGCACTGTAAAGGGCGCGCGCATCGGCGTTGTTTTCCGTGTCCAGATTGACGCGGATCGCCATTCCTTCAGAATCAACGGTCAGGAGCATCGTGCTATTGCCGTTGTTCCTTCTGCTCCGGGCAAGCGGGATCTTGCTAATATCGTGATTGACGAGGAACCGCACGTCCCGCAGGTCGGTTCTATCCAAAGCGCCCGGCATAATGATTTCGTCGAACCAACCGATATCCGTCCGGGAATTGTAAACGATAGGTCGGCCCGTGATCAGAGAACCGCTTTCGCCTTCCTCGGCGCGGATTTCAAACGCATAATTTCGTCTTTCCAGATCTTTCATTTTCCGCCCTCCAGCAGGATCATTACCAGCGTTTCGGATGTTGTGTAGTTTGTTGGTCATGGGAAGCCTCCTTATGTAGTCTGGAACGGGAGGTCAATACCGCCAGAAGTGATTCTATACACATCCACGCCGTTAAAATCATTATTCAACTTGACGAAATACGCTGTATAAGTACCATTCGATTCACTCATACAGTGTAAAATATGGAACCGTGAAAAGGAATTGGGAGTTTCATACACATCTACAGTCGCTACAATTCCCCCGGAGTTCCACGCCGCATAAACATCCCTCGGAGTAGTGACGTTATTTTTGAATCGGTATACTGCGGGAGATGGTGCAGACCATACAGCGGATGGTGCCGGGCGTTCTGCTCTCACTGTCACGGTGTGTGAACCGGGCACCCCCATGAAATATAGCCCAGCCGTGAATTGACCCAAATCAGATTCAAAAAATGCGATTTGTACAGTATCATCGCCTGCTGAGAATACTAAGACGCCTCCACTACTCTCTTCGGCTGTTAATGTTATTGTATTGCCATTGTCCGTGACCTCAATTTCGGTTCCAACTACTGCAGATCCGAAAAATTGAGCATCATACCCGGTAAGTAATGCGGGTGCTGGCTCTTCCTCTTCTGCAATAGTCGCCGTCTGCTCCGGCACTACTACCACAGTCTCGGTCTTTTGTCCCACCGTCAGCACCTTGCCCTTGTCAGCCGCCGTATAAGCGGGCAGGCCAGAGCCGCCCCCATTCTGCGCGATCTGCTTCAGCCAGTACTCGTTCGCGCTCTGCGGTTCACGATCAGCGAAGGGATTCTCGCTACCGTTTGCGATTGTCCGCAGAAGTGCTTCGTTCGGGCTCGTAGGCGTTCTGTCTTCGTAACTCATTCTTCCATCACACTTTCGTCTTTTTCCTCGTCGACAACATCGACGTTGACCGTGCCGACCTGATATTGATCCGCGTTGTTCGCGTCGATCCAGTTCAGGCTCATATACCGTTTGCCCTCCAGTTCAGGCAGGGGCCGAAGCCCCAGTGCCACGCGCTTCTCGTTCTCATACAGGCCCCCGGTCGGCGACAGGATATTGATCATTTCCAGCGTCTGACTCATTGACAGGAAGATCAGGTCTTTCGGGTACAGTTCGATCTTGTTTCCGAACGAACGCTCCCGGTCGGTGAACAGTTTCTTCGTCATAGCCTGCGACAAGGCCAGCGCCAGCGGTTCGAGTACCTTCTGGTAGAACGCTTCGTACTGCTCCTTCGTGTAATCCCCTTCGAGGATAGCCAGCGGAACGCCCCAGTTCCGAAGGATTTTCGCATCGATAAACTCAAGCGTCGGCTGGTCGACGAACGCGGCTTTATGCTCGAACGGCGTGAACTCTGCTTTCAAATCCAACGGCAGGAAACCGCTTTCGCTGTTCGCCAATTTCTGCTCCAGTTCCTTCAACGCGGCCTCGGTCTTGCCGTTGTCCAGCAGGGTGTTATACTTCACAACGCCGTTGATCGCGTACGACGCGTTCATAGCCTTTGCGATACCCTGCAAGAGGTTGTGATTGAGCCGCAGGGTTTCCAGCAGGGCCTCTTGATCCGGGTTCCCGGTCAGATTGCCGCCCATATACTCGGAGATCGCATAATTGTAGCGGACGTGGATAACAGCGTCGTACCTGATCGTTGTTTTGTAGCCGTTCGCAAACCAGAACTGAACGAAAAGATCATTGCTTTCGTCCGTGATGAACGTCACCTCGGTCGGCTGGATAGGGTACAGTGCCTGATAGGTTCGCCGTTCTGCCCCGGTCTTCTCGTCCGTCCAGACTTTATACGTCGGCACGATGAAAACGTTATAGTTCATCAACAGAAGCCAGAACGTTTTTTCAAGGAACTCGCTCGTTGTCATGAGCGGATTCGGATCATCGAGGACGTCCTGCAGGTTCCCCCGCACCGGGACGGGATCATTCCCGTTGTACCGCACGTGCGTCGGGTTCAGTTTTTTCATTTCGTCGACGATGCACTTCAGCGCCTGCTGTACCACGTCGGACGCGTATATGTTCGAACCGAACTGCGAGTACGCGGGCATAAAGCCGTTTAGCGTCGGCGCGAACTTCGTGTTTTTCGGTTTCCGTTTGAAGAACCAGTCAAACAGTCCCACGTTATCCTCCTATTGCCTTTCGGAAGTCCGTGCGGTATCGCCTGTAAACCTCCTCCAGCATTATGAGCGTCACCGCTCCGTCAATCCTCTTGCTCGGCTGTGTCGGAACTTTCCTCGGCTGGATATTCCCGACGTTGTCCACCTCGCAACAGCAGTTCGCCAGACACCACTTGTCGACGGCGTTCCCCCGGTAGTCAATGATTCTTCCCTTCAGGTCTGCTTCCGTCAGTTTCATTGCGTTGGACAGGTACCGCCCCTGCGCCAGCATTTCCGTATCGAAGCCGTACTCGCCGCAACGTTCCAAAAACGTCTTTGCGTACCGCTGGTCGTATCCGATCATAAACGGGCGCATACCATAGTCCCGCACCAGCGAGGCGAACCAGTCGGCCACCTCGGACAGGTCGATTTCGTTCCCTTCGTGGATCGTCAACAGCCCCTGCCGCGCCCACTCGGCGTACTCCGCGCCTGCTTCTCTATCATCACTGTCTTGTAGTTTACTCTCCGGGCACCAGTAATGCGATAGCACCAGTTTGCGCTTGTCTCCGGGCTTCATCAACAGGGCCTTCGCATTCGTCAGGTCAGTTGTCGCGGACAAGTCGACCGCGCCTAAAATAACGGCCCCCCGAAAGTCCTCTTCATCCCAGCGCTCCGTTGGATAGTCGAAGTCCTCCAACATCAGCCACGCCTGCGCGTCGCTTTGCGGTATGTTGAAATCCTTCGTCAGCAGGTGTATTCGGGTCGCCCTGTCGTACTTTGCCGTCTCCACGTCCCGCCGCAGTTTCCCGATCTTCTTTACCCCGTACCGTATAGACGGGTTCGACTTCTCCCACGACGTTTCGTCCTGCCATATCTCTTGCTCGCTATCCTGCTCATACAGGAAAGCCAGAAAGTGTATATCGTCGATTTCCCCGTCGATAACCTTCTTCGCGTAAGCGATTTTATGGTCGAGATAGCAGTCCCGGTTGAAGCCCTGCGTCGTGCAGTTCAGGAACAGCGGTTCGTCCTTGCTACTCATCCCGCGCCAGCAAGCCTCCGCGATTTCACTCTGCCCATTTTCTTCCGCGATATCGTGGGACTCGTCAAGATAGGTTTTCGAAATGTTAAAGCCGTCCTTGTTCTGCGTCTTGCTGGACAGGCGAAAAATATTGATGTTGCGAAGTTTGTTCATTATGTTTGTCAGGTTCGCCCCGGTGACGGTCTTTTTCGGGTCAAGCCGCGACCGCATTCCGTTTATCTCGTTCCAGATCAGCCGCGCCTGTCTATCATCATTCGACGCGCAACATATATCCGAGCCACCTTCACCGACGAAAAGGTCGAACATACCGTCAGCGGCGAACATTGTGCTTTTGCCATTCTTCCGGGCCACTTCCAGCAGGCCCTCGGTGAACCTTCTTTCCCCGGTATCGGCCATTCGGAACGAATAAAGCGCCTCCCACCACGCCCGTTGCCACGGGAGCAACTTGATCGGCTTCATATAGTACGGCGCCTTCGACTGCAGGCACAACGTTTCTTGAAACTTGAACCGCTTTTCGGCCTCGGTCGGGACGTAGATATACCGGGTGTCTTTCAAGTCCCGGAGCAGGTTCCGCACCGCTTTCCGCAGGTACACCCCGACCACGACTTCCCCGTTCTGGATCATCTGCCAGTATGTTTCGAGCGCTGTCATACAAACTCTTCGAGCCGCTTTAAGAGATCATCTTGCGCGGACGACTCCACCTTCCGAAGCACGTTCAGCAGTATGCGGAGCGCGTTCATATACGAGGTCGCATATTCCTTATAGAGCCGGGCCGCAGGCGTCGTTCTCTGCAGTTCAGGGCGTTTCGGGTGGACAGCCAGAAACGGATATTTCCGCAGATCTGCCATTTGCCCCTCGTACCACACGCACTCGTCAATGAGCCGCGACACCAGCCCCCGCTCGTCCTCGTCCACCGCCCGGAAGATACGTTCATATTCCTGCTTTCTCGCATTATTTTCGCGGTTTTTGTGAGATTTCGCCATTTTTCCCCGTTTCGTTTCCTCAAACCGATTTTTTCCAAAAAAATGAAAAACCGGGTTTGCGTACAAACTTTAATCCCCTCAACAGTTCCCCCCGGCAATTTTTTTCAATTCACAGGGGGGGACACATCATCGAACCAGTCACGAACGAACTGCTTCCATTCTTCCGACGGCGCACGCTCGATACATTCCTCCAGCGTGGCATTGATATAAACCTCACGGGCCCGTAACAATTCGCACAGCCTGTCCCGGTCACTCTGCACAGGATAAGTTCCTATCACATAAGCGTTGCGCCATTGTCCCGTCCGTGTGCGTATCTGGTCTATCATCAAATCGCGCAAGCCGAAGACGTTTGCCTTGAGCCTTCCCGGTTTATGCAGGCGGTCTTTATTGCATACCGCTTCCCACAAGCGGTCGACGTCAAGGATCAGATCGTCGTCGTTCGCGTTCTCATTTACCCACGTTGTCTTTCCCGCACACGGCGCGCCCCATACCAGATACACGTACTGTCTGAAGCCATCGTATCTTTGATGCAGTACGTTATGACAGCGGAAGTGTATCAGGTCTATGTTGTCAGGGTTCAGGCTCACCATATAGTCGTTGACGTTATCCTCCGTCAGCGGCGTCTTGTGATGTGCTATTATGTCGTATCGTTTAAGTATAGGCTTGCCACAGTGCGCACAGATCACAAGCCCGTCAGCGTCGGCCCTTTCGAGGATCAGGCGCTCCCGTAGGGAACGCCACTCGTCCGATCTGTAAAATGTCTGCAGGGTCAGCACGGCTTGATATATTTGCTGGAAGCCCAGCCAGTCAGCCCGTCGTACTGCACGTGATACCATACTGTCTTGCCGACCATCGTTTTATCGTCCAGCAGAACGACAGTCGCCCCGGCTGGAATGATCACCAGTTTCTTGCCATTCGTCCCAGCACTCGCCCGAAGCCATACGTTCCCCGTGGCCTTGCCCTCTTTTCTGTCTTCCTCCAAATACATCGGGGATATATACCCGATCACACCATTCAGATATACACGGCCCCAGCCGTTGTCAGCCCAGCCAAGCAAGCCGACTTTCGTACCGCATTTCAGCACCGCTATAACGGCGTAGTTTACGTTCGAGCCTTTACGCATATTCGCGTAGGCGCAATTCGCCACCACATACGGCAGGCCGTGAGCGTAGGCCCCGTCAGACAGGACAACGACCGTGTGTCCCTTTTCCCTCGTCACCAGAATATCGCCTTCCAGCAGGTAATCGGGAGAATTGCAGGTCTTGTCGTCCGTCAGGATATCGAACTCGCCCGTTGCCCGGAACTTCTCGACCTCGTCTCCCGTGTAAAAATCCTCGACCTTGCTTCCCGCATACTTCGCACAGACAAGCACCGTTTTCGCGCAGTTCGTTTCGCATTTCTGCTTCACCTTCGAGCAATCCCAACCCAGATTTTTGACGATGTTGTAAAGCGTGTACGCGTGATCCCAGAAAGAATATCCGATGTTGTCGTTTGCGCAGGCGTAGCGCATATCCCGTGCTATCAGTTTCCGCATTTCAGCCGATTTTGCCCGGATCACGTACCAGCCCTTTTTGTGCAAGTACCAGTCCTGAATATACACTTCCTTGCCGTTCTGATCGCCCGGCTGACCGCCTTCCTCTTTCCCGTACTCGTTAATTGATGCCCCGCCAATCAATACCATTGCAAAACCTCCCGTAAAACCGCGTATTTCGCCCCCAGATCGTTTTTATGCGCCCGGGCCGTTATTTATCCATCGCCCGTTTCTTCCTCGTTCTCCGCGAAACTGATTTGATACTCCGCGATCTGCACGGCCAGCCATTCCTGCACCTGTTTGATCACGTCCTCCGCGATTTCCTCTTTCAGATCACCGACGATCCCGTAATCGTAGCCGTTGTCATACTCGAAACATTCTTCGAAGTCCCTTTCCAGATACCGAAGCCATTCCAGAATATCCCGGTGCCGTTCGTTCAGGTTTTCGGCCTGATACCCCTCCTGCTCAATGATCCGTAATGCGTCCATTTTCTTCGCCCTCCAGTTCCGGGAGACCCGAAACGCTCATAAGCAGGGAAAGCACCCCCGCCAAACACGACGCTGAAAGCACCATAAGCCAGTTGACCTCGTTCATCACCGCCGCCGTTCCGATAGTTGCGACCGCCGTTTGAGCGACGGTTCTGATCGCACGAATCCCCGCCGCTTTCAGCCACTTTTTGATGTCTGTTTTCAATGTTTTCCCTCCAATAATGACACCCGTTTGCCAAGTCTGCCGAGTTCCGCGTCCTGCAGGGCGTCGTTTTTTTCCAGCGCAAAAGTGCGTTCGATGACCTCGTTATGTTTGTCCTGTTTTGCCTCAAGCCTTTTGACGTCAGACTTTACCCCGTTGATCTGTTCAGTGACGTGCGCTTCAAACACAGCCTGCTGTTTATCCAATTTCGCATCGATATCGGATGACGCCTTCCGATTCGTTAGATAAACAGCCAAGACGCTGAACAAGCCAGTCACAAGCGCCACTATGATCTCGTTGCTCATATATTCACCCCCCATCGTTCACCAGTTTTCCGCCTCGGCTTTCTGCCGTTCGAGTTCGGCTTTATTCCGTTTGAGTTCCATTGTTGCCGCATCGTCATTGTGCCATTCAGGGTCGAGATTTTTTAAGAGCAGGTGGATCGCCCCGGTGTCTGGCAAAGCGTAGCGTTCATATTCCTCGACATATCTCTGCTCCCGATCGCCGTCTTTTTTGATCACGCGCTTCGTCTCCTTATAGGTGAAGCCCTGTGCCTTCTTCCTCAACGTATCTTTCAGTTCTGCCACCAGATTTTCCCGCCCATTCCGAAGCGCTTCTGCCAGTTCAGGGAACCGCGCTTTGTAGTCGCAAAACGCGTCCCGTGATACCCCCAGCCGCTTCGCGATCTGTCCTTCATTTTCCGTCAAATACCACTTTTTGATATTCTCCAAGTACGGTTTGACGTGCGTTTCATATTTGCTTTTTCGCCCCACGTCTTCACCTTTTTTATATGGTCGATTTATCGGCTTTTTCGGTTTTTCCATTATAAAAGAACGAAGCCGAAAAAACATTTGGTCGCGCTGTTTTGCTCATTCCTTTTAAAGCCGTCTTGTTATTATAATTCCCACTTTTACCGTATCTTACACACACCCAGTTATCCGATCGTTTTAATGAACTT